GTCGCGGCTGCGCGAACAGTGGTGTCAGCTGGTCAGCTGAGATTCAAAATATTTCAAAAATTTACATTCATATATGAATTTGTGGTTTGAATTTGTGGTTTGAATTTGTGGTTTGAATTTGTGGTTTGAATTTGTGGCACGCGTGTTTTCAAACCACAAAATAGGTGGGGGATGCCGCGACTACGAAATCGAAGCGCCGGAGACGGAGAGACACGGCGAAGGAAGGAAAGAAAGAGCGGCTCGGAACCTGGACATCTCGTATGCCCGATAACGAGGGTAATGTTTCGGGATCCGGTATCAGTTTTTCCCGGTGGGCAAACGTACGATAGACCTGCCATATCCGCGTGGATGCGCAAAGGCGGGACAGATCCGCTCACGAAAACGAAAATCAAATCGATCGCCACAAATTGGGCTCTTCGAAAATGCATTCAAGATTGGTTGGATACTAATGATAAGACTCCGGAGGGATGGGATTCTCGCGATATGGGACCTTTCGAAAAAGACATACACACGATGGCTAGGGAGGGAGAGTTGACGGCCATAAAATATTTCATGAATGGACTTGACGAAATGGAGAAGAAGCGAGTAATAAATTTAGAAATCAACGGCGAAACACCGCTATTGTGCGCCATAGACTCAAGAGAATGCAGCCTTGAACTTGTAGACGCGATCCTGAACTACGGAGCAGACGTGAGCAGGTTTTATACAATTCCGTTGAACGGGTACTATATAAATCCGTTACTTCGAAAAAAAACCCAGTATACGATTCTTCACAGAGCTGCATGTTACTGTGGCGCTGCTGTCATTGAGCGAATTCTGCGAGAACCTGAAGTGGACAAAATGGTCAAGGCGACAGATGGTTCACTTCCGTTCATGTGGGCCGCTGAAGCGGATAATTTGGAAGCAGTCGATGTCATGGTTCGGGACTTTGACGCATTCGACCATACTGATGAGCAGGGGTTCACTGCGCTTCACAGGGCTGTATCAAAAAGTATGTTGGATTTGCTTCTAACGGAAGCCAAATCCGCATGGAATGACCGAGCAAGGTTCGAGCATTTCGTCAATGCAACAAATCACGAAGGCAACACTCCACTTCACCGTTTTTCGTGGTTAGGAGACATCCAAATAGCCAAGTATCTTGTGGAGACTCACGGCGCGAAATATGACATTGAAAATGCTGCTGGAGAAACCGCCCTCCTGCATGGACTTAACTCAGAATTCAACGAAGATGATATCAAAGACGGTCTCGTTGAGTTGTTTTGCGAATGTCACGGGATGGAATATCCCGGTAGGGCCCGATAAGAAATCGTTAATAAGCGCTTTCCGCTTGGCAAGCTTCGCACCAAGAACATACCCCGTCTTTCCCCGTACTGAAAACCATAATAGGTTTGAATTCATGACACTTGGCACATTGTCTCATCATAGTACTGATATTTTCATCCCTCAACTTTTGAAGCATTTGCTCGTACTTATCTTTTAAAGTGAGTTTCTTCGACGAGCTTGAAGCATCAAACAATTGTTGCTTGACCTCTTTACTTTTTCTGGAATCATATGTAAATTTACAGCCGTGTTGAGCGTCTGCTTTTTTAAAATTCACATGTTTCGGAAGCATATCTCTTGTCAATCTTAAACTGGAATCTTCAAAGACGACCAATGGGTCTGTAAATGTTGCTTTGTCCGTCTTCAATTTGAGTCGATTTAATTGATCGACGGCGTGTTCGATTACTTCATCCTCACCACCCATTTGAACCATAGACTCGAGAATTTGCCGATATTTCGAAACGATGTTGACTGTTTTTCTCCCTGTGCCATGCACAACACGAATCGACATTTTAGGATGACCTTCAATTACAAATCTATTCCGGGCCTTACAAAACCTAATGTATTTTGGATAATGGTATATCCCTGCTTCGTCTAATTCTTTAAATCCTGTTGACTTGAAAGTTATCGGGTTTATATTTGACAAATTTTTATTCTTACCGCATTCGCTACAATCACGTTTCCTTATACCGTGTATACAATACGCTCCACCGCCACATTGCTTGCAATCGTAGAGCCTTCTACCGTGTATACATACGCTAAAGTTACTGTTTCGAGAAGGTTTTTTTTGTAAACATTCCGGACATGCGCTTCGCGATTTCCCATGAGGACAGGTAGATTCCATCACTTCAACATTTTCCAAATGATCCTTAGCCATTTGGTCTGACCAGCCGCCAGTTCTCTTCGAAATATTTTTGCGGAGATAACACACAATTGACATGCGAATAGAACTTGGTCTTAAAGCTTCTATTGGTAAATTTCCATGCCATTTGTGCACATCCATGAATAGAAGATCTCCTTCCCTGACGTCGACACCAATACCATATTGAGGCAAACAAGTCTCCCCGCCTTTATACCTTCCCCGTTCAATCACAGCTAGATTTCCAAACCCTTCGTCATCGTCGCCGTGATCCTTGTGAATCGACGTCTGAAAATTCGTATTCATCGTGACAGTGGTAAATGAGGTGTTAGATATTTTAAATGGTGTCATCTGCGCTTTTTCATTCTGTTTCTCAAATTTGTCACTTACAAGTTGTTTATATTTTTGATTAATGCTTTCTATGAGAGGGACGGTCCTTTTGAACTTCTCTGGAGATTTCTTCATAAATTGTGTGAGACGAACTTCAGTCAGGCCTGTGAACCCGCCCCACTTCATTTTTTGCTTATGCATCCCTGTCCAGCGATCATAATACCCAAAAACGCTTGAATTTACTTCTCTTAATTTTTGGGGAACAGTGGATAAGTCGAGGCCACTTGTATTGCCTCTTGTGGACGTGCCATTTGTAATGGCGTGATGAATGGTAGCGTCGTAAAAGTCTGCTAATTCAGATTTCCGCAGCACATTCTTTCTGAATTTCAACAATAGCGCGCCTTTTTCATCATACACATCTACATCTTCTTTGAAGATCGTTTTTATTTGGTCCCTTTTCAATAGCTTATTTTTCAATTCGCTCTGCATATGTTTGTCGGAAAACAATTTAGTCACACGTACAACTTTCACCATATTACTATGGTACACAAAAAAAAATAAAAATGAAATTTACATTACATTACATTACATTACATTACAAAGCTTCATGCTCCGCGGCGCAATCGAGTCAACGGCGGCTTAACAAAAGCTGCTATGATGTTTAGAAATTATTTTTTTTGAATATCACATGCGTTCTGTATATACTCTTCCTCGGCTTGTATTTTGTCTCAATTCGAATCCATAGTAGTCGCCACACATGACAGACATTGATAACCCTTTTTCAAAGGCGAAATAGCTGTTCTGAGACAGATAATCTGGCTCGTAAGGTTCTGCCCGGTACTCTTTGAATGATATGTATTTCTCGAGCTGAATTGGAACCCTGTCTCCACAGACGTACCACCTCTTTTTCTCAGGATTCCATCGAGCTCCAAATAATTTGGCTCTCTCTTTTTCTCTAAAAGGAAGATCAAGATAAATCCTATTATTTTCTAATTTTTGCATTTTGTGTATTTTTTTTATTTGCTCAAAACATTGTGGGACCATCAATTTTTTGCTACTTTTGAGACCCCCAACTTTTTTAACGCCGCACAACATAACAACTCCGTGGTGTTAAACGAGAGACACGGCCTGGGCGGGAACCAACTTAATACTATAATGGCTCGCAGATATGACTCAAACACCACGACCTTCAGTCCTGAGGGCCGGCTTTACCAAGTAGGGGTGCAGACCACATCCCTCGTCGCCACGCTTGTTTGCTTCGGTGATGCGTGTGACTGAACATGTTCTTTCGATTGTTGATCCCCTCCTCTGAGGTTGAGTACGCTATGGAGGCTATCAGTCATGCAGGATGCGCATTGGGTATTCAGACTAACTACGGCGTTATTATCGCCGCAGAGAAGAAAATCCTTTCCAAGGCGAGTCCCATCTTCACACACAGTTCTTCACATACAGCATTCATTGATGATTTTTTTTCAGCTTCTAGAGACTAGCGGAACGTCTGAAAAGATGCACAAGCTTGACCACCACATAGCTGTGGCAGTCGCCGGCGTCAACTCAGATGCAAACACTCTTATCAACTCTGCAAGGCTTTTTGCTCAAAGATATCAAATGATATATTCTGAGCCGGTTCCCATTGAACAGTTGGTGCACAGTTTATGTGATCAAAAACAAGGATACACACAGTTCGGCGGTCTTCGCCCGTTCGGGGTTTCTTTTCTTTTCGCTGGTTGGGATGAATACAGTGGCTTTCAACTTTATAAAAGCGACCCTTCTGGCAACTACGCCGGATGGACAGCCACTGCAATCGGCGCAAACAGTCAAGCCGCTCAATCTTTGTTAAAAGCCGAATATGTTGCAAATATGCGTGTTTTGGATGCGAAGAAACTAGCCGTCAAAGCTTTGAAGCAAACGATGGATAGTACGACGTTGTCGCCGGAAAAGTTCGAGATGTGTGTTGTTTCTTCACGGACTCAAGACAGCCCGGTGCTCTTTGAAATGGTGCCGCATAACGAACTAGTGCACTTGTGTTACGAAGCAAGTGATGCATAGACTATCTTACGCTGCTAAGTTCTCGCTGAAGAAACGTTTCCAGTTCGGCGATTTTTTTCTTAAGAGAATCGATTGTCTTCATGACCACTTTCATGTCCTTCGAGGAGGACTTGGCTTTTGGGGTCCCATCGCTAGAGGGATTCTTGGGTGGTCTGCCTCGCCCCCTTTTGGCGGGAGGGGGAGACAACCGAGAAGAGTCCGTTTTGCGCTTATTCGTCTCAGGGTTCTTCTTGCTGATCTCCCTCATGAACGGCGCCAGCGGCGCGTCGTCATCGGGGAGAGGTGTGTTAGCGACGGACAGAGACTTTTTATTTTTGCTTCCCGGAGGACGTCCACGAGGCATACTAACGAGATGGGAGTCTCACGGCGATGCGAAGTGCCAAAACGATAACAATGAATTTGCAAATTTCCCATAACCTAAACGAAGCGACAAGTCAATAGTCGTCTTTTGCAATTAAATATCTTGGACCGAAAAAATCTTGTGATAAGATATTTATTATGGTCGCATGGCCGACACACGCTTATGTAGATTTTTAGATCTTCTTTTCAAAAAGTGCATGGTTCATTTTTGAATAAATTCTCATGGTTCATATTTTCGAGTAAAGAAGTTTCATCAGCCACACGCCATTCTAATCTCGAAGGTCAATTCGAATAAAAGTAAAATGTTGTGTATGTATGTCAGTTATCACATTTTGTTTATGAGAAAAGGGTATTTTGACATTATGTGACCGTTCGTAAAGAAGTTTCATCAGCCACACGCCATTCTAATCTCGAAGGTCAATTCGAATAAAAGTAAAATGTTGTGTATGTATGTCAGTTATCACATTTTGTTTATGAGAAAAGGGTATTTTGACATTATGTGACCGTTCGTTTTCTGAGAATACACGCAGGTTTTCTGAGAATACACGCAGGTTTTCTGAGAATACACGCAATATGCTTCGCACTTTCTCGTGTCGGCCACACGCATCCGAGAGGTGAGTCCATCGGGCGGGAACAGAACGCCAGCGGCGCGCTCGATCGCGCTCGATCGAGCGCGCATCTTTACGTTTTACGTCGGGCGTGTGACAGACAAGAGAAAGCGCATCTTTACGTTTTACGTCGGGCGTGAGTTCCATCTCAGTACGACACTCGGCGCTCAAAACGAGAATGACGCCTCCTCCGCGGAAACGGGACGAGCTTAACGACAGTGATGAAGAACAGGCTTTCTTTGAAGAGGCGAGACGGCATATTTTATGGCCAGGTGGCGAAGAGCGTCCTGGGATGCCTAGGCCATCAGTCCCTGGATTTGCATATAGTACGGTCACCAATGAAGAGTTTCAAGAGTTTCATTCGTCTTGGTCACAGGAGAGTGAAAGGCAAGCCCAAGCGGAGGGCGGCGCTTCAGCCGCGGGCGCATCCGCGACAGAAAACGCGACCGTAGCGACGCCCACGGATACTCGAAAACCTCCTCACAAATATCCTTCACAAATATGTGTCCACGGTAAAGTAAAAGGCACATGCGCAGATTGCGGAGGCCAGCGTATATGTATACATGGTCGACAAAAAGCACAGTGCAGAGATTGCAAACGAAGTGGAGTTCCTGGAGCCGGTTCTCAAATATGTGAGCACGACAAAAGAAGAAGTGTATGTAAAATTTGTAAAGGATCAGAGATATGCGAACATGGAAAGCGAAAGACAACGTGTCGCATTTGCAGCGCACCACCATCATGTGTAGCAATCATGGGGAGAAAGAAATAGTGTCCGTTGCAGAGATTGCAAATGAAATGGAGTTCCTGGAGCCGGTTCTCAAATATGTGAGCACGATAAAAGAAGAAGTGTATTTGAAATTTGCAAAGGATCCGATATATGCGAAAGCCGCACCCGCCATCATGTGTACAATAGAGTTAGTTCAGTAGATACCTATAAATAGATAGATTACATAATCATACCTTCAATAATTTCTTCCTCAGCACATCTTTATTTTTTTTGAACATCTCTACGTCAACGTCGATTCCGAGTATATTCTTTATTTTTTCTTCAGTTTTTATCCTTCTCCTCCGGCTGCTGTCACTTTTCGGAACCGTCGTTATGACCTTAACCTCATGTTCGACAAGTTCAGGCGTTTCACTCTCAGTTGCCGCGATTACTTTGATTGGGTGTTCAGTCAAAATCTGCGGCGGTTCTGTTGCACTATCGTGATGAATATTTATATTTTTAACGTCGGGCAATTCAACCACTCCACTAGTGATGGAAGGCGTTGAAATTTTGTAATTTACAGGCGGCTCGCTCATTTCTGTTTCTACGGTATACTCTGCTTCTGCTTCCTCCTCAGTTTCAGTTTCTGTGTCGTCGATATCTGTATCCTTTGTTTTTGCTTCGTCTTCTGCTGGTTCTACAGTATCTATGGGTTGATTATTGACATTGTTGGCTTCGTTTGCTTCAATGTCTTCATTGGTATTGATAACTTCATTGATAACTTCATTGGTATTGATAACTTCATTGATAACTTCATTGGTATTGATAACTTCATTGATAACTTCATTGGTATTGATAACTTCATTCACATTTTCGACATCCGCAATTGAGCCGTTTGATGTTATAGAATCGACATCACTGTTGTCTTCAACAATATCGGGTTCGACTGCGTCAATGTCTTTTTTATCGACAATTATCTCGTTTATATCAACACGATTGATCTCTTTGGTATCGTCTTCAACGAATTCATCATCATCATCATCATCGTCATCATCATCATCATCATCATCATTATCATCATCAAAGTTCGAGTTTTCGCCACCAACACTTTCTTTTTCGTCATCATCTGAGTTATATATTACTTCTTCTTCAACCTTTTTGAGATAATCAGTGACAAGTTTCTCCAACGGCAGCATGTTCTTAATGACTTTCATGATGCTGTCTTGTATGATGCTATCCAGCTCAATTTCATACAGCTTTCTCATCTCGTTATTGTATCCGTCAAAACATAATTGAGGCTTGACCCATAATTCGCGAGCGATTTCGATATAACAGAAATGAATAAAATCTTGACTCTTTGGTATGTCCAATTTGAAGTTATCTTCTAAAATTACGTTTTTTGCTGCAATTTTAAATTCTGCCAAGAAAGCTGCTTTGATTAGCTTCTCGAGCCAAAGGCAGTTGCTGTTGATCTTAAAACGACTAAATTCTTTCTGTATGATGAGGCTGTTCCACTTAGGTATTTTTTCAAGCATATCTTGGAAATTCTTCAATAAGTGTTTGTTGAGCGTCGTGTTTTTCTTTGCATGAGAAAATATATAGCGTATTCCTTGCCGAAAAATAGGCTTGCATTTCTCAATCAATTCACGCGTATAATGGATTTTCATTTGGTATTAGAGATATATTAAAAACCAAAATTGACCGCGTGATACTGTATTTGTACGAATGCGAAAAAGAAAAAATTTAACGAACCACGAAAGGGTTACTTTTCAATGACTTCAAAACTGTTGTGTCTAGCCTGTCTGATTCCACTGCACGATCGCTATGTTCCATATTTACGAATTCCTTAGCAGGAGGAATGCTCGCCATAACTTTTTCGTAATTTTGAGTTGCCCTGTATGACCTATCATCACATTCATTTCTTTCTTTAGTGTTGTTGACAGATTCCATTCCGCTACTCATCTTTGTCGACGTAGTAGTTGGCTCTCTCTCTTTAAGAGTTTCCTCACGTATATCATTTATAGTTGCATTGTAGATAGATTCATACGAAACAGGCTCTACGACGTCTTTTTTGCTATTCCCGGTATATTCGTGATTAGATAAATTATGTTTTTGTGTTTGTTTTGCCTCAAATTTTGTAGTCTGATAAGCGTCGCCATTCTCCTTTTCGGGCATGCCGTAATAGTCGTTGGCACTTACAACTTCCTTACCAGTGGATTTCGCATTAAAATTAGCATTTCTGTAGCCGTCGCCACCGTGTTGAACCGTCGAAATGTTGCCGTCGCGCTCGGCGTTCTCGGTTGTTTGCCTTATCGTAGTGCGCGTCTTGTCATTTTTATCATGAACCATGGGCTTATTAGCACCTTTCAAGTTAATATCGTTAGAGTAGTTTTTAAGAGTCTCTTTCAATGTAGTCTTTGCTACATCACTTGGATCATACACGATGCTTGTGGAGTTAACTCGCATGTTACCAGTGGTAGTGTCGTGAATAGTCGTCTCCTTGATGGTTGTTCTCGCAATTCCATTTGGATCGTAAATTGTTAATTTATTTGGGCCGTTAACGTTACCAGCGAATTCTCGAGCGCTGTGTACCATGTACTGTTTCTGGGTTGGGCGTACAAAGTCTTGAATTGGGGTGATCAGTGATTTAATCATCGTAGTTATATTGCCCTCCCTTGTTTTGGTGCTCGTGACGTCTCTTCCGTTCTGATAAACCATAATGTTTTTCCTCCCAAAGTCATCATCGGATGTCTTCCCTTCAGCAATATTAGCATTTCGAATGCCAAACATTCCAAGACCCTTCTTCTTGATTGGACCAGATGTTTCCGCATTAACTTGCGTGCCCCTTGAGTCATGGACAGGTCCTTTGTATTCTACAGTGGTTTCTTGTCGACAAGTATTTTTGACATCAATGCAAGGCTTCATCGCTTCCTTAGTATATGCACCAGTGGTCTTGAAAAGGTCTTCTTCGTCCTTCTCGTAGAAAGTTTCAACTCTGTTCCTGCGTAGCTTAGATTGCTCTCCTCTCTTGGATTCCTTCTGACCAGGGATCACCATTCCATTGTAGGTTGTTTTAGGATTGTTTTTCGTTCTCAGATCGTCTATAGATTTATAAATTCCCGCGTCGTGTATCATGTCACTTTGCTGAAACCCGCCGCTAGGGCTGCTTGAAAATTTATCCTTCTTATTGTACCCTGGGCCAACTCTAATAGGTTCGCTAGGCACTACATTATTTTGAGCTCTCGGTCTTTCCATTCTTTCAAATTGTGATATATATTGTGGCTGGTGATCGTTTACATTATTGTGTACATCATTGAAACATTTCTCACTGTTTTTGTCGCAGGTTAACTTGCTAGTTCCCGTAAACATTTCAAGCTTCGAATCATTTACATCGAGATTCATGTTTTGCTTCAACCTGCCACCAAAGAATGGGGTCATGTTGTTGTGTGTAAAATTTTCGAGCAGAACCTTTTCGCCTGTCAGTGAACTTGTATAATATTGATCATCAATATTCATTGTTTTGCCTTTCCCTTTGATATTCCTTAACATTATTTTTGGAGATTTATACCGTCTTCTCATTTCTTTTTTCAATTGCCTCTGGGCATCTTTGGTAGTCATTTTAAAAAGTTCAGGCTCATCATTGAAAAATTGTTCGATACGGTCTCCCTTCTGGAAATCATCGGCACTTCGGACAACGTTTAGAAATACGAGTGTGAAAATAAAAACTAACAGTAGTTTCATTGTCAGTTAGTTACTTTGTTCAGATATTTTTTGTGAATTTTTTCAACGTTTCAACGGATATAAATATTGTCCTAATCCGAGCATTGTATTATATCTGAAATCATAAAATCTACTCCATTAAAAGACTTTATATGTTCGAGCTCCATATTCGTTTTATGGGTGTAACAACAAACTGTCACTTTCTTTGCTCTACACATGTCTATCATATCTTGTGATAGACATGTCCAATGAATCATTACTGCATCGTGAGACAATGTAAACTCCTCTATTTCGTATGGCCTTAGAATCACCTCAAAAGTCGTACCCTTTTTTATCTTAAATGGAATTTTGCCGGTCAATTTTCGATTGAAGGAACATAAGTAAATATTGTTTAAGTTTCGATTATTCAAAATTTTTAATAAACTGGGAATCAAATTTACATCGTCTCCTTTCAAGTCTAGTATAATTATCTTTGCCATCAAAATCTCATCGTTCAATTGATCCATAAGTTCTTCAAGTGTATCTATATTGTATTTTTCACTCAAGTGTTTACATGAGCAATCTCGTATGAATTCGTTTTCAACGTACAAATCATGGTACATCATGACCTTTTTATCTTTACTCAATTGAACATCTATTTCTATACCATCGCAATTCTTCGAATTCAATATCTTGATGAAAGATATTACTTTATTGTCTTCTTGGCAGTGTTTGTTTTCCAAGAGCATTCTACCACGGTGTGAAATATATTTCATTTATTCATTGAATATGAGTGATAAAAAAAAAGTAAGTTTCAAGACCTATACTAGTCACCATAATAATCATCATCAAGTTCACCGTATTCATCTTCTTCTATTGAAGCAAGCACTTCTATGTTGTAAAGGTGGTGATCTTGATGTTCTTCATAGGGTTGTGAACGTGAACGTCTGCATTCGACTTTTGATACAAGATTATATATCAAATAAGTCCAGAAGGGAATGTAAAATATCGTAATTTGCATTTCTGTGACATCTATTCGATTGGATATGTTTAACACATTATATTCGTCGAATGCGTAGAATGCCAAACCTTGCACAGCGATTCCCATTAATACGCTATGCGAATAAATATTCATTCTAGATGACCAGTCGGTGCAAAAGTAAGACAAGAAGGTACACACAAATGAGTGGTGCAAATGATATTCAATGTCATTCCTTGAATATAGCAAATATGAGACCATGTAGTAAGCCAAAAAACCTAGAATGTATCGTGTTGCAATGTTCTTTTTCATTGAATTCCATATCATCAATGGGAGCGTTATGCTGACGAACAAGCATGCTATTAAAATTTTCCTGGAGTCATATTTTGTATGTGAATCAAAAGAAAATTGGAAAATATCTTTTGTTCCAAGATAACTGAAGCCGAGAGCGGAAAGATGCGATACCGCCCAATAGCTAATATTCATATCTCGATCGATTGTTGCGCCAAATAACACAAAGATGACCATCAATGCTTTAGCGAAATCATTAGCAAAAGTTTGTAGACTAGCTACATTATTCAAGTAAGCGCATATTTTGAACACATCTTCCCCATCAAGGTTCGCTGCTCGTAGATTGTTGACACAATGGTGGTAATTTGTTTTATCGTCGTGTGAATAGGCTAACTTCAATATCTCGCTGAAAATGTAGATACTTCCGATAGCACACATGTTATTCACGGAGTTCGACATCTCGGCCGGCCGCCGTGACAACTAGAAATGAGAATTCAAAAGTTCTTAAAACAGTTTTAAAGTTTAATATTGATAGATTGATTTGAATATTTGATTAAAAAATCTAATCTAAACGACTAGATGTTTTCTCAAACTCATAGCAGCTAAGCTGCCGATTGCTCTGGTTTAGAGGCAATACAGCTGCTGGAACTTTTTACATCTTCTTTGCTTTCTTTGAGGGTGAGGTCGTCGCTGAGCTTGATGCTGCCTTCTTTTTCAAGCTCCATGCAGATGCGGCTTGAACCATCAACTGCTTTCGATCGAGGGATGGATCGGCGGCCTTCAGCTCTGCAATCTTATCCTTGACAAAGATATTGTAAGCAGTTGGGGTTCGAGTAGTCTTCTTTAAGGTGCTCTTAGACTTTTTGAGTTCCGCCATCTCGTCGACGCCCGTCTTCAGAGTTTCATTCATTGTGGCGACTTGCTCTTCGTTGAGTCCGAGCGCTTCGGTCAACTTTGCAGCAATCTCGGCATTGTGCTCGAACAGGATCTTGGTCTGGGACTTGACGAACTTAGCGATGGCGGACATTTGTATGGTTGGTTGTTGTGGGGAATGTGCGGGGGAAAGTGATCTTAAAGTTAAAAAGTTTTCTAAAAAAAGTTTTTCTAAAAAAAAGTTTTCATATTTGAAAAAAATTCCAAAATTCAATCATGTGGTGAACACGTGGAATTTAAAGCTAAGCCAGGTGGGATCGAAAGATAAAATGAAAGCTAATGAAATATTTACATGTCACCTATTTTGATTTTTTCATTTGCTCTTTTTGCACTTTTTTGCACTTTTTTGAATATGTTGTTACTTTTCGCATCACAACTTTTTGCACAGCTGCAGGTGTCGCGCGCAGCGCACGCTTCGGGCACAGTGCGCTGATCATGCCTGCTTTGAAGTCGGTAGTCAGCGGGGTATTATCATCCATAGATAATATATTCGCCCCTCGACGCACCGCCTTCAAAAGGAAAACGCGCGCTCGGAAAGCTGACGCAAGGATGGCCGGTTCTCAGCAGCATCTCGATAGAGTTTCCCAAACTGAGGCGAGCACATGTTTGATAACCAACCACCAGATGCATTTGCTAAACGTTGAGAGGGAGTTGATGCCACGACGAGATTATATTAGATCGATGCAAACACACAGACACGCGGAAGACAGCATCACAGAGCAGAACCGGTCAGATATCATCCACTATCAAATACAATGTGCATATGAGTTGGAGATGTCGAGTGGGGCGATGTTCATGAGCATTGCTTATTTTGATCGATTTTTGAGCGTCTGTCGATTGAGGAAACGGTACTTGAGTATATTGTCAGCTGTATGTTTATTTGTCGCGTCGAAATATGAAGACACTGTCAGTAACCATTTCAACATTAGTGTATTGATGGACACATGCGAGATAAAGACAAATGAGAAGCGGGAACTTTTATTGCTCGAACGGAAGCTATTGGAAACATTGGATCACAGGCTCTGCCAACCAACTTGTTACACATTTATCATATCTTTCCTGAAGGAAGCTGGCATCAGAGATAAACGAACATTTTATTTCGCTACATTGTTGGCACAGATTTTTCAAACAGATTGTGTATGTTTAAAATACATGTATTCAATTGTGGGAAAAATTTCTGCATTGATATCAATAAAAACGATCAATAATGGCAATAATGGTCCACAATCAGATTATTTACTTTCAGAGTTGCAAGCACTCAAAGCTTCAAATGAGGCTGAGATCTGTTTGAAAGATATGCAAAGCGTTATTGAACGCGAATATGACGCTACAAACAGTGAAATAATTCGTCGATTTGGGTCTGATGAATATTTCAATGTTGCTCATATAACTCCGTGCTTCGTAGATATATTATTGATCCGAGCTTGACCTTTTTAATTCAAAATCAAATTAATTTTCATCTAGATTGGATTTCTTTTAAATTCAATTGTTGAATCGATTTAAAAAGTTGTGATCTACAATCTAAAAAGAAAGATGTCATCGAAAATTTCTTCACGAGGCTATGGAATTTCGAAAGATTGTATAAGTGATATCGAATTACTGAAGGACGAATTGACTGTTAAACCTTACACTCCCTTCGATTTAGGTGACAATAACGATGACAAATCTTTCCCTGTTTATCTGGAGAGTTCAAAGAAATTGTACTTGCCCAAGTATTTTGGATTGCGCAACTATGGCATCCCAGACGCTGATGAGATTCAAGAGGGGCAGCCCATCGATGTAACTTTCAAAGGGAATTTGAGAGATTATCAACAGGTTCCTGTACAAGTCTTCGTTGATGCGGCGCGCGACAAAAAACAGCGCGGTGGCATTTTGCAACTGCCTCCCGGTTGGGGAAAGACTGTGATGGCATTGAAAATAATTGCCAAATTAAAAGTAAAAACCCTCATAATAGTCCACAAAGAGTTCCTGATGAACCAATGGGTCGAGCGGATCGATCAGTACATAGGAAACGCATCTGTTGGCATCATTAAGCAGAATAAAACTCAGACCGATAATGACATCGTTATCGCATCCCTTCAAAGCATCGCTATGAGAAAATACGACGCAAAAGTGTTTGAAGGATTTGGTATGGTAGTAATAGATGAATGTTTTCCACACCATGAAAAGATTCATACGGACAAAGGGCCCATGGCAATTGGCGATCTCTACGAACTTTGGAGCAAGGCACGTGTAGCTGAACTACCGGACTCGCGACTGCCTGCGATACTAAGCTACAATCAAGGATCAAAAGCTTTCCAATACAAGCAAATGACACACGCGTGGAGGAAAGAGCGTGAAGATCTGCTCTGTGTGCGCTTCGCGAAGTTCTCATCGCGGGTTATCAATTGCACACCAGAACACAAAATTTTAACAAGCAAAGGCTATGTTAAAGCAAACCAATTGAAGAAAGGAGATCTCGTTATTTCCAAACATTGCCGCGATAAATACGACAGCCTTATAAATCCGAGTTTAAATGATGATCAAAAGCAAATAATATACGGATTGCTAGCAGCGGGACAACATTTTATCGAAAGTAAAGGTAATCGATTCAGAATACGTTTCCAATCAGCAAAGAAACATGGTATATGGCTGGAGAGATTGATTTCGTATGGCCCACGACCAAGCACTCGATCCTATATTTTTTCAAAAGCAAAAACTCGGTTCTACACACCTTATGTTTATTTTGATAACATTGTAAAGCTCGATGACATTCCGATTGATGTTTGGAATAAAATTGACGAGCGCGGTATGGCCATATGGATGCTAGAATGTGTGTACTTTAATGCCGGTGGCACGACATGTAACATCGTCACGAAAGATAGAAATAATGTCAGTTGTCAAAAATCGGTATTTAAAAAATTTGGCCTCGAATTTTCTTCTCGGGGAGATAGGAATAATCACTATTTGCATTTTGATGTGGAAAATACCAAGAAACTTGTCGAACTCGTTTCTCCATATATTCCACTAAGGTACTGTAAATATCTGTCGATTAGTTCACGACCATATTGTTGGACCGATGACTTCAATGAAGAAGGCTTTATGATTGTTCATTCGATTGAGGAGAAGCTGAATAAAGGAATATCAACTGAGCAAGGAAGGGTGCCTTATGTATATGATATTGAAGTGGAAGAGAACCATAATTTTGTAATTGCGCACATCGACGCCAAGAATTCTGCGGTAGACGGGCCTATAGTATCAAACTGTCATCACATGGGCGCTGAGGTGTTTTCGAGAGCATTACATAAAGTAAATTTCCAATATTCTCTTGGGCTTAGCGCTACAGTTAATCGGAAGGATGGTCTAACAAAAGTGTTTAAATGGTTCATTGGGGACATCGTTTATAAAGCGAAGCCGAAGAAATCTGACGAGCTCGATGCAAGAATTCACTATTATTTTAATTCTGACCGATCATACAGCAATATTCCGCTTTTATTTAACGGGAAGCCGAATATTTCGAGGTTAATTACGAACATATGTGAATACAAGCCGCGCACAGAATTTATCATTCGAGAATTGCAAAAGATTATGCAAAAAGAACAGGATAGGCAGGTGATTGTATTGAGTGATAGGCGCGCACATTTGGGAGATATTGAAGCCGCTTTGAAAAGAATTGGCTATGACGATATCGGATATTATGTCGGCGCAATGAAGCAATCAGATCTAGATAAATCTCAAAAAAAACAATTCATTCTTGGTACTTATAACATGGTATCGGAAGGATTTGATTTACCCAAGCTAAACACTCTCGTTCTAGCCTCGCCGAAAGGCGACGTTGAGCAATCCATTGGTAGAATACAGCGACAGTTGAAAGAAGACAGAAAGCACGTCCCTCTCGTTCTTGATATCGTAGATGAGCTATCGTTGTTTATCAATCAAGGAAACAAACGGATTGCATTTTACAAAAAAAAGGGGTATGAAATATCAGAGCACGGCAAACTGAACAATGTACTTAAACTGGATAAGATGGCTTTCGTCGACATCGAAGATGAGCAGATTAAATAAATATTATTTACACCACAAACCCTTTCACCTCGTAAAGCTCTCCTGCCTTCTGCATTTCGAGAACCTGTTGGTACGTTAGCTTATCTTTCTCGATTCGTGCGATGAGATCCAGCTGCTTTTGTAGGGTCGATTCGAAATCGAAACCTTCGGGCACTTTGTCACCCTTACTTTTATTATCGAGTTCCGTGAGAGACTGCAAGTTGATGTAGTGAAAGCAAGCTTTTTGGTGATCTGGAATCGTCAGGTCATACTTTTTGCAAGGGATCATGTGATCCGTAACCAATTCTTCCGACGGCACGCCTCTTTCCTTGAACCACGGACTCTTCATGTTCAAGTAATCGTGAATAGCGGTCCCGGACTCTAAGCCAACCAGTTTCTTGGTACTGGCCGATTTCTTTTTTCCTTTCATAGCCTGGTACAAGCGAGCACGTAAATTTACTTCCATGCGATATCCCTCGTCGGTTTTTCTACGTTTTGTTAGGCGAGCGTTTCTTTTCTCTTTTGTTTCAGGTTTCGCATTGTAAGCCGCATTGTACTTAGATTTTTCATCCTTATTTTTTTGATAGTAAGCCGCGTCGTACTCAGATTTTTTCGCTTTTGTTTCAGGTTTCGCGTTATGAGCCTTTAATTCATCCTTGTTTTCTTGATAGCGAGCGTTTCGGCAGTCCTTACAGTTATATTGAAGCCCGTCTTTACTTGCTTTTTTTTTGCTGAAGCATTTTTTCAATTTAGTGATCCCGCATTTGGTGCAATCCTTGTATTCGCTCACTACATGGTCGACGATTTCATCGATAACATGATCAATTTCATTCATTAAAAAATAATAAAGTGCGATAATTTTAAATGGATTTCGAATTCACCAAAACCACCATTTTCTCTTCCTCTTTGGCTTTGGTTTATCTTCTTCGTTATCTTGCCTGAGTTTTCTAGGGATATTCCCACAGTTGACATCGATGATGAAATCTAAATATTCTTGAATATCATGTTG